TGTCGCCGTAGATCAGGCTGATGATCGTGTTTTTGATCGTGTCCCGGCAGAGTTCGTCCATGCGCTCGTCGAATTTCTCGGTACGTTCGCCGAGCTGGCGTGTCTTGGCGAAATGCTGGGAAAGCGGACTGTCGTATGGCAGGCGTTCCGGCCTGACGTGCGAGTACAGGCCGGTCGCCAACGCGTCCAAAGCGCCCGGCCAGACTTTCAATCCGAGCGTGATGAGAGCGCACGCGCCACCCACACCCCCGAAACCGGCTAGAAAATTCTGCAACACATTACATCTCCTTGAAATCGTTTAATCTTTTGGCATAGTGTCGCCATCGAAATAATTGCCCGGCAATCCCAACGAGACGAGCTGCTGCCACTGGTCTTGAGGCACGCACAAGCCCTTGCTCAGATTGACCGTGCAACTGTTCAGACCGACGAGAATGCCGTGAGTGGTGCTGGCGGCGGTGAAGACGTAATCCACGCGACCATTCGAAGTGACCAGCCCACTATCACTGCCATTGGTGGTGAGACGCAAGCGCGGATTGTCGCCACTCGTGGACAGCATGTAACAGACGACGCTCACATGGTATTTCACGCCCGCCGTCAACCCCGTGAAGGTGATGTCCGATGGTGTCGTGTTCGTCGTCTTGACGCTCACACCGTCTTTCGGCATGACGCAGTGATTAACGATGGGAGTCATGCCACCACCCCCATGAGGGTTAGGCGAGCGGCATCGTATCCCCGGAGAAATATCCGATGCTGTCGAGCAGAGTCTTGTTCGCCTGATAATCGGCCTGCGTGCAGATGAGTATATTTGTCACGGTGACGGTCGGACTGCCTGACTTGACGGAATAATTCACTGATAGCGGACTGGAATTGTCGACGTACATCATGTAGCTGACACGTTGGCGTGCGCTGAATTCGCCCTGTGTTCCGATAATCGAGACAGTGCCGCCTGTGACGTTCACATCGAAACTGACCAAATATGTCATCCCTCTCACGCTCGGAACGGTCGTGAGATGCACCCACTTGTCTGCTTGCAAGGTGATGGTCGAGGATGGGCTCGTGCATAGGTTCGTATCATCATCGGACATCACCCGCCCGATGGACGCTCCTATGCGCGTGGCATCGTGTCCCCGGTGAAGAAGCCCGGAAGCCCCCCCCCACGGCTTTATCGTAAGTGTCGGCCAATTCCAAAATCGGATTGGCGATATTCGCGGCACTGCCGTTCGGATAGAATTCGACACGTATCCGGCCACTGCCGGTGGAGTTGAATCGCAGGAGCAAATTGTTCGCATTCTGGGAGACGGTGGCATAAGCGATAGGCTTGGTGTCGCTTGACTCGAGACTGTACACCGTGAGCGGCTTCGGATTTTTGTCGTGTTCCGTCCAGAGGAAGCAGGCGAATACGAGTGCCGCGTTTTTCGGCACGGTGAGATTGAAACCATAACCGCCATTGTTGCCATAGATGTTCAGCTGCTTGGTGTCGACGTTATATGATGCCTTCACTTCACCGGAAATGTTTACGTCGGCGAATGGGCCGGTGAAATTCGGATTGGTGAAATAGTTAATCCTCTGCATGCGTATCCCCCTTCACGCTTTCGAGCACGTCGGCGGGAATCAATTTCATGGCCGCGTTGAGCTGACTGGTCAGGATTGCGATTTGCTTGTTGAGAGTGCCGATTTGCGCGGAAAGAGAGTCGATGACCTCGTTCGCGTCGGCTGGAATCTGCTGAGTCAAAATGTCTCCTTAAATACGAAACCCCCGCAATCCGCGTGGATTGCAGGGGTTGAAAGAATCTGGGTTATATGGTTAGTCGGCGGCGGTCATCGTGTCGATACGAGTCACGGCCTTCAATTCGTCCAAGGTGAGGGTGCGTCCGAGATTCGTCTTCACGTCCGTCAAAGTGACGGACGCGTCGGAATCATCGAAGGTGGCAAGCACGCCACGCTGGTAATCACGCCACGATTCGGAAGTGCCGTCAGTGCTGGAAAACTCCAATCCCAATCGGCACAATTCCGCGCGCACCGACTCCTGCGGTGGGCGCAAGTCAAGCACACCAGACGAGGTGGGAGTCACGGTAGTAGTGGTATCGGTAGTGGTTTCAGTGGTCTCATCGGCCATGATCAATCTCCTTAATTCTGTTGGTTTTGTCTTGGCATGAGCGCTTCGTAAAAGCGTTCCTCGCATTCGTCCAACATCGCCTGACTGGATTCATCCTCAAGGAAGGCATCCAATCCCTCGACATCCCGCGTACATGCCACGTCGATGCCGCTGGACGGCTCCACGCCGGAACCGTCAGCAGTCAATGCGGCGCACATCAGCGCGTCGGTCTCGTTAGACATGACCGGCAGACTCATGCCTTCACGTGCCCTGTTGCGTGCGGCAGTCAGCGGGTCATTCATGACCTCGCCATCAGCGGCGAGCATGCTCACGTCGGTGGCGGAGTCGTCGAGCGCGCTTTCCAGGGCCTCATAAGCCCCAGTCCACACGCCCCTGCCGGTCTTCGGGTCGTATCGGCTCCTATCCTCCCTGCCCTGCATGATCGCCGCGATCGCCTCACGCGTCGACGCGAGGCCGAGCAGCGCCTTCCACGAGGCGATGGTCTCGCTGGAAAACACGAAATTGCAGCAGCCATTCACTGGCGGGTCGCAGCGGACGATGAGCAGTCCGCTGTTTTCATCCTTTTCGAAAGTCGCAGACAAAATCACTCCAATCATCATTTGACAAGCCAGCCGAAAGTGTCGCACCACACGTCCACAGCGCATTTTTGGTCGGCGTTGAACGCTTTGATGCCCCACCCGGACTGTCCGCCAGTGTTCATCGTGTGAACGATAATGCCGGCCCACGTGGTGTCAGCGCAGGCCACGGCATAATATCGTCCGTATTTTGCCGGACTGCCGACCGAGAATTTGCTGTCGCCATATGAGCCGGTGACGAGGTTCTGCGAGCTTGACCAGAGTTTCCACGCCACGGCACCCTCGAAAGTGTGCCGTCCATTCAGCCCGCCAAGATAGCCGCCCAGATACACGTAGCCGGTGCTGATGTCCGAGAGCACACCGACCTCGCCGTTCGCGTCGGATGCGGTGCAGTATGCGCGGGCCTTCGAACCGTACGAGTGCACGGCGGCCTCGCAGAGGCTGCCGGTGTCGCTGCGCACGTTGAGATACGCGCTTGCGCCGGAGCCACCCACGCCTTGGAGGTTGAGGTCGGCGCCGCTTTTCTTGCTGTTGTCGCCCTCGTCCCAATTCGTGTCGGCCTTGAGGTACGCCTGCGAGGTGATGCCGCTGCCGGTGCCGCCTTTCGCGCGTGGCTTGGAATTGAGGCGAAGGAAAGCAGCAGGGTCGTTTTTAGTGATGTGTCCGCTCCACAAGTCCAGCTCGCTCATCGTGCCGACCTGATTCGACTGGATGACAGAAGCAATGGCCGGATGAGAGTAAAAAGCCGTCGAACCGACGTAAGCGGGGAATTCCAGGCCATCACCAACGAAAGTCTCAGTGCCGCCGATGATATAGCTCTGGTAGTCGGGGCTGATGCGCACGCGATGCCCGCTCACACGGGTTTGGAACGTACCTGTCAGCACATTCGACTTGCCCTCGCCGTCCAGATAGACGGTCTGTTTGTGGTTGGAATCCCACATTTGCAGGGCTGTCGAATTGAGCTTCACGCCAGTATTCGCCGCCTCGCTGGACTGGAATATCGCGCCCGTGAAGACGTAGCCTCGGAACTGGCCTGCCGCCACCTTGTCGGACGTGATCGTGCCCGCTGCGATTTTCACCGCAGTGATGGAGTTCGCGGCGAGCTTGTCGGCGGTGATCGCGCCGGACACGATCTTGTCCGCATTCACGCTGTTGGCGGCAATCTTGTCGGCGTTCACCGAATTGGCGGCAATCTTGTCTGTCGTGATGGCGCCAGCCACGATGTCGCCCGCCTGAATCTTATGGACATTCAACAAGGCCACGGTCATATCCTCCGTGACCTTGAGCTTCGCCGTCGTGACCGAGTTGGCGGCGAGCTTGTCGGTGGTGATGGCGAGCGAGACGATGTTGCGCGCCTGCACAGAGTCAGCGGCGAGTTTCGCGGCGGTCACCGCGTCGGCAACCAGCTTTTCCGTGGTCACCGAATTAGCTGCCAGCTTGTCCACCGTGATGGCATTGGCCTTGACCTTCTCGGCGGTCACTGAGTCGGCGGCAAGAT